GAGAGAATGAATGTCCAAACTCTTCCTAATTCTGCTTCTATTGAAGCATCAAAGGATAAGTTTCATGCCAATCAAATTTTGGCACAAGCAGGACTTCCTATTCCCAAAACTATGCTGACTAGATTTCCATGTAAATCTGAGTTAGTTGAAAAGGTAGTGGGATTTCCTTGTGTCCTGAAAGTTATAACTGGATCACATGGAGATGGTGTTTTTCTTTGTGAAGACGCTAAACATTTTGAAGATTTGTCGGAACTTATTTCTTCTCTTGACTTTAAGAATTCTATGATTGTTCAGGAATATATTAAAGAATCAGAAGGAAGAGATCTGAGGGTAATTGTTATTGGTGGTAGAGTTGTTGGTGCTATGCAACGCAAATCTACTGATGGTTCATTTAAAGCCAATATTTCCCGTGGAGGTCAAGGGGAAGCATACGATGTGGATGACGAATTGGAAATGCTTAGTATTCAAGTTGCAAAAGCTCTTGATCTTGATATTGCTGGGGTTGACTTATTATTTCACGATGACGGATATAGAATCTGTGAAGCAAATTCTGCGCCAGGATTCAAAGGATTTGAAGAATCATTAGGAATTAATATTCCTCAGAAAGTTTTTGATTATGCCAGTTTGAGGACAAATTCTTGACCATGCAAAATTTTTATCAAGCATTAGAAAACTATAAAAATGCTTATGCAATGATGGAACTAAAAAAACAATTGAAAAGAGAAATGCCTCCTAGTGGTAGTTCTTTTTATAGATATTTTTCTGATCCTAATAGTAATCCACCATCACATCATACTCTTGAAGAACGCATTGATAATATGTCACTTGTAAAGTGTAAAGGGCATGCTGTGTTTAATTATTACTATTCACAAGCTGCGTTTGCAATGATGTGGAGTAACATTCAATCTATTAAAGTGGAGATGAATACTCCTAAACCACGTCATCCAGAAGCACCACAAGCAGGTGAAGAGTTGATGTATGTGGATCTTTCTAGAGAAAAACTGGAAAATCTCTACAAGGACTAAACCATTTTCTGAACTGTTCACCACCTCATTGACGGGGGTGGTTTTTTATTGTATAATACTCTCATACACATCACAGACATGACCTACGAAGCAGAAGTCAAATTTTCTTTTGATGCTACATACACTCCCACATACAGTGGTGTAAATGTTACTGATGAGTACATCCCAGAAGAACATTTCCTGATTACAGCACCTGCTGCTGATCTCAATGCCAAGCAGTATTTCAAACTCTTTGAGAAGTTCATGCTCTGTGTGGGTATGTGCCCCAGTTCTATTCGTTCTGGTGCTATGTCATTGGTATTCAATGATATGGTGCTTGAAGAAGATCAGCGTAAGGTATGTTGTGAGTATGATATCACGATGAATGAAGACCTGGATAAGAAGTTTGAAGAGTGGAAGATTCGTGATGAAGAATGTGCAAAGCTGCGATCTGACTACAAAAATAACTTTGGTAGTGAACCCAAGATCAAAGGAGATTGGGAGCAACATGGTGCTGATAAACTTGATGGTGATGTAAACTGATGACACAAACACTCACTGATAGCACCACAATTTATGAATGGTGTTTTGAATTCTATCACACGGGAGAAAAAGAATGGTTGGATTTTGGTTACTGGACTCTCTCTGATGACCAACAATCTGCCATTGAAATGTTGTTGATTGATGAAGACAATCAAGTTGACCATTTAAGTTGCTCACTCAACACCTGGACATACGAACAATTTAAAAAGAATCAAGGTGAAAACAGTATGGAATTAATCCGAGATCTGACATGACTATTACACAACGAGCATACGACAAAATTGGTGACCTTATTGAACAAGAGGAGGCACGGATTAAAGAGGAATTGAGTGATAAACCTGAATGGGTAGCACAAGAAAGAATTAATGAGTTGTGGGATGCACACGAACTGTTGTATGATGCTGTGAATAAAGTGGGTATATTTGATGTAGAAGACGAAGAGGAGGATGACGGATGAAAATTATTACAGAAGGTAAAGTCAAGACTGTATATCAAGGTGACGATGCTGATCGTGTCATCATTGAGTATCACGATAAGGTGACTGCAGGTAACGGTGAGATGGTTGATCATCCTTTAGGAAAGGGATCCCTCTGCTGTAGTATCTCATCTCTTATCTTTGAGAAACTTGCCCAAGATAATATCCCAACACATTATATTAATATGGTTGGTGCTAACAAGATGATCTGTAAGAAGGTAGAAATTGTTCCTCTAGAAGTTATTTGTAGGAATCGTGCTGCTGGATCTATTGTTCGTGAGACAACTTTGAAAGAAGGTGTACCACTACCACATCCTATTGTTGAGTTCTTCTTGAAGGATGATAGTAAGCATGACCCATTACTTACGAGAGACCGTGTACGTTTGATGGGACACGATCCTGAACCTTTCATTGAGATGACTCTACGTATTAATGACATCCTCCGCTCATTGTTCTACATCATGGGCGTTGACCTTGTGGACTTTAAAGTTGAGTATGGATACACTGCTCATGGTGAGTTGCTACTTGCTGATGAGATTAGTCCTGATAGTATGAGACTCTGGAAGATTGGTAGTGACAAAAGATTTGATAAGGATCTATTCAGAAACGATGAAGGTGATATTGTTCCTGCCTATCGTGAGATCCTTGACCGACTACAACCCCTTGCAATCCAATGACAGTTAACAAAACCTGGACAGTAATGAATGACCTTCAAGAGTCATTCAATCAGATTAATACACTCTCATTTCTTCTTGATCAACTACAAGAAGCTGTAGATGAACAAAATCAAATGAAAATTGTTGACATTTGCTATGCACTAAATTCTTTCCTTCCAGTTTATACTGAAAACTGGGATAAAAACTTTAAGAAAGCTTGGGATGTTGTTGTGGAATGAAGCACAAAATACCTGATATCATTAGAAAGAATTCTTTTGATTGCTTCAAGAGTTTGAATGAAGCAGAACGTGCTGTTGTTATGTTTGGTGAGGATGAGTATCGTAAATCACTAGACCTTGAGAATGATGATGCTGCCTGTTGGAAGATCCCAAGTAAGGAATCCACAACATTTGTTGGTTGGAATCCTATGTGTATCCCAACAATGGATTACATAGTATGGAAACTAAAACGTCGTGAACAAATTGCAAAAGGAGAAATTCACTAATGGACTATAAGACTTCTGGAGTTGACATTATCAAGGGACGTTCCTTTGTAGAGTATCTCAAGGTATTGGCACCTAACATTGGTGGTTTCAGTGGAATGATGGAGGTCCCATCAGGATATGAGAAACCTGTATTGGTATCTGGTGCTGATGGTGTCGGAACTAAGATGAATATTTGTAGGATTGCTAATGATTACACTACTATTGGCCAGGACCTTGTTGCTATGTGCGTCAATGACGTTATATGTTCTGGTGCTAAACCATTATATTTTCTAGATTATATTTCCACAAAATCACTTGATGCTAACGTCAGTGATATTGTGTATGGAATTAATGTTGGTTGTACGATAGCTGGAATGGAACTCCTAGGTGGTGAAACTGCTGAACATTTCAGAGCAACTGATTATGACCTTGCTGGTTTCTGCACTGGTATTGTAGAGAAGAATGATATTGTTAATGGTAGAAACATCCAAGCAGGTGATGTAGTTATTGGTATTGAGAGTAGTGGACTTCACAGTAATGGATACACACTGGTCAATGATATGCTGTGGAGGAATTATATTTACTATAAGGAGATGCCTGAGTTGCTGAGACCAACCACCATCTATGCTCGTCTCATTCAATATCTTTTGGATGAGATTCCTATCTTGGGTATGGCACACATTACAGGTGGAGGACTGCCTGAGAACCTGCCACGATGCCTTCCAATGGGTCTTACCGTTGATGTTGACTATGATGCTTGGGAACGACCAGAACTCTTCAACAAGATCCAGGAGGCAGGAGACATTGCTGAGAAAGAGATGCGTAATGTATTCAACCTTGGTATTGGATTCTGTTTAGTTGTTCCAAAAGAAGTATCAACATTGACTCAGAGCTTGATTGCTGATACACCATTTGGTATGAGATCATGGACTATTGGAACTATAAAATAATACTTTACCTTTTTCATTTTATATGATATACTAAGAAAACTTATATCTTTTTTTTATGCACGGAAGTCTTGAACCAGAAGATAGAGTAATGGACGCTCCATCTGTTTATGAACAAGTTTCTTCTCTTGTCCAAAAGTATGGATGGGAAGAAGGAGATAACATCGTAGTTGAAATGGCAGGAACTCAAGTTTCTGGTATCGATGTAGGTGAAGAGTATAACAAGAAGTGGCAATCACCTATTGGTACTCGTAAGTATAACAAAGAAGCATTCATTGTAATTAAAAATCTCTCAAGAGATCCTTTTGAATCTTCTAAGCCTATGGAACGAGAATTTAAACCACAACATCCTTATACTAAATAAAATTTAAATCGCATTGAGATAATGTTTACAATTTATTCTAAAAAAGGTTGTCCTTATTGCGATAAAGTAGAGCATGTACTTCAGTTAGCTGAACTTAAATATGTTGTGTATGAACTCAATAGAGATTTTACAAAAGATCAGTTTTTTACAAAGTTTGGATATAGTGCTAGTTTTCCAAGAATTGTAAAAGATTCTGAAATTATTGGTGGATGCTCAGAAACTGTTAAGTATCTAAGGGAGCAAAAGTTAGTCTAATGGAAATGTCAAACTTTAATGATCTTTATGACTTAGTTGAACATGCCATTGAAAATGCTTTTGCAGGCCAAATGAATTTAAAATTTTATGATTATTTAAAATCTACAAAAACAAAAAAACATGAGATAGATTTGTTTATTAAAAGTTCAACAAGTTCTGAACTTAATGATATTATAAATGATCTAGACGGATATCTTGAAGGAGGATCTGACAATGAACACAAACAACTGCGAGAGGGGTATGGACATATTCCTAAACCTCAAGCAAGAAAAATAAAAACGTATTTGTACAGTATCTTAGAAGATGCTTGGAGATATAGTAATGACAAACGACCAGGAAGAAGAAAACGATCTAAATAATGAAAACTCTGATATCAATCGAGGGTTTGAATTACTATTGAGAAATAGGAGAAGATCACCAAAACCAAAAACTTTTCAAGTGAAGTTTGATAAAATAATCTCCCTTTTTAAAGGAGAGTTTTGTTTTTACTTTGAATTCTATATTGATGTTAAAAAGAAAGAAGACTCTTTGGAGAGGTAACATGGAATCGGCAACCCCATATATTATATTTTTCTGTGGTATAGGAATCATTGGTTCCTTTTTTATTGGATTCATGGTAGGATGGTTTGGAAATGATATGGCATATGCGTTTCTAGACAAAGCAAAGCAAGTGCCATTACACCCGGAGATGTTTGATCAAAATGGCAACATACTCCCTGACGAAATTTTAGCTGTAAGATTTGAAAACGATTATGACTCCGACGAAGACTACGACGACGAGCAAAAGAAAGACCACTGATACTAAGAAGACCACGACACCTAAAAGAGCGGTAAGTATTCCAATTCCAGAATTGAATACAAATCCATTTGTATTTGAAATTCTTGATGCTGTTTCTCAACAGAGAACTAAAGCAAAAAAAATAGAAGTTCTTAAAAAATTTGAACATGATTGCCTCAAAGTTATTTTTGTTTGGAACTTTGATGAGTCTATAGTTAGTCTTCTTCCGAAAGGAGAGGTTCCTTATGGGGATGTGAAAGATCAGAATGTTTACTCTGGAAATCTTTCCGAAAACCTTTTGAGAGAAGCAGCTGGTGGTGAAGCTGCTACTAAACAAGACCTTCAAGCACAAGGAAAAACTTCATTGCGTCGTGAATATCAAAACCTATATCATTATGTTCAAGGAGGTAATAACACTCTCTCAACGATTCGTAGAGAAATGATGTTTATTAATCTTCTTGAAGGCCTTCACCCTAGAGAAGCGGAAGTTATAATTCTTGCTAAAGATGGAAATCTTTCCGATAAGTATAAAATTACTATGGATATTGTCAAAGAATCTTATCCAGATATCCAATGGGGAGGTCGTTCATAATGGCAAGTCAGTTAGGCGAAGCACCTCAAAAAATAGAGAACGGGGAAATGGAACAATCCAATCAAGAAAAAAAAGAAATTGTCGCATCTGATTATGATTGTCAAATTCTTCTTGAGAAGACGACTCTTAAATTAGCAAATGACAAATCATTCCCAACAGACGCTAGACTTATTTGGTACACTGTTGATGGTGTTGAATGCGTTGACCTTACTCGTTGTAATAAGGTATCAAAGATGTTTGATATGTATTATGACCGATACGGTAAAGGTTCCGTGAAGAGAATTGACTTTGGGTATGGGTCAATCAATCCAAAGCTCTGGGGAAACAAACCAAAAAAAGAAAACAAGAAAAAATGAATGACGAGTATCTTAAAGAACAAATAAGCGATCTTATTAGAGATGAAATTCAAGAGGTCATTAATGACTATGTTGATCTTAAGGAAGATGCGAAAAAAAGTGGCATTGGATTTGTTCAGAAACAAGAAGACGAAGAACTTAAAGTTAATATCTCAAATGAAGAGGTAGAAAAACTTATAAAAGAGTATAAAAAACTTAAAAAAAATGCCAAGTCAAATCTTTCACAAATTAAAAAACTTGGATTAATTGACAAACATGGAAATCCTTTGATCAATCAAAAAAAATACTAAAAATGCTATCCACTCAGTACAGACTAAGACTGGAATTTATTTGTAAATGTATTGCCAATGGTGAAGAAGTCAAACTAGATGATATGATCTGGGCAAATAAACTTGCCAAGGCAAATACATCTGCTAATGAAATGTTGAAGATGGCAAGACGCCAACACTCTCAAAACATTGAAGAAGGTAGTATGGATGATTTTATGAACCGTATGGGATTAGGGGATCCTGATCCATCCAACCATAAAAAGGGATTCACTGATGCTGATGATATCAAAAATTGGTTTCAGCAAGACAAACCTGACGATTGGAGGCAGAGAGATTAATAATTCAGATTATATTTGTGTTATAACATGGGATCCTGAATTTGAACTTACTCGTTATCATTATGTTCATAAGTCTGTTAAAGACCCTGATGGTTATGTAAAAAATTTAAATCCTAATGAGTTAATTTTTAATAGTAGAGGCAGAAATGAACGAATTTAATGCACCAGGATCAAATAAATCTAAGATGGATGCTGATTTTATAAAGTTTAATTCTGAATGGCAACTGAGTAATGTTGTCAAATTATTGGATGCTAAGATAGATCGTTGTCGTGTATACAACAGCGACAACCGAGATGAAATATATAATAAAATTACTATCACTTATAAAGAAAAACCATGCAAGCAGTAATTTATTCTAATGGGAGTCAAGAGTGTGACCGTATAGCATCTCTACTCAAATCTCTAGGTGGAGAGTTTTTAGAATATAAACTTAATCATGATTTTACTC